ATATTTGTGTACCCTTTATACCATAAATGCTCGCCACGACAAGAATCCATAAATTTGTAAACCATGCCGGGAGCTGCTGGAACTGCTCAAAGAACAATTTTATCTTTTCTGCTGCACCAGGATCATCCGAGAAGACCCCCCAGGCAATCACCAATATGGGCGCAGTTAATACGAGGAGCACGAACTCATCTTTCCAGTCCGATTGTCTTGCCTCTAATAATTTACCCTGGTATTCGCTTTCCCCTCGGGCCATCTTAGCAGCATGCATGTGTTGTGCGTCTGCCATCGCCATCTTTGTCTCTTGTTTTTTCTTATAGATGTGCGTTGCCGCATTCAATCCTAGTTTTAGTGCACTGAACCACATTATATTTCTCCTGTCTTCGTTGACACATATATTCTATCATCATATCTATGCATTCGTAAGCCCTGGCACCTGACAACCGCCATCTCCAGGTTTGATTCCATTTAGGGTTTCTAATCTTAACTTTCATTACATTGCCACCAAAAAAATTAGAAAATCTATCTAAAATATCTTTATCTCTCATTTCTATACCGCATTGAAATGCTTTTCTACCTTTACCTTTGCCCCATATTCCAAAACTTCCCTCACCGTCAAACAAACCAGCGAGAAAAATTAATTTAAATTTTGTTGGTAGATTTTCGTAAGAACTTTTTTGCATAACTTACTTTAATTCCTTGTGGGTTAGGCCCTTTTTTTGGGGGCGGTCCATATTTTACTCCTCCACTAAGTCCTTTACGTTTTTTTTGTTTTTCTGATTGCATTTTTTCCTGCTTTAAATATTGAAGCTACCTTTGATTTACCCATTACTTTAGCACGTTGCTCACCGACTGTTAAGATCTGTATTTTTCTAGCATATGGTTTGTTAATTCTTTTTACTTTTGCAACAGTTGCACTTGCATCTGATGGTGTTGCAAATTTTATACTGACAGTATCTTTAGGGTTTTCATCAGTATAAAGTCTTCTACCTGAACCTTTTGGTTTTTTACCTGTCCCTATTTTTGGATCTTTATTTTTTTGCAATTTTTTCTCTTGCTACTTCTAATCTTTCATCCGATTGCGCAGCTTGCTCCGAAAGTTTATCGTATTGAAAATCTAATTTAGCAGTTTCTTGTCTCATATCCATTTCAGCTTTCATTCTTGCCTCTGAAGCTTTTCTTTGTAAGTCCATAGCTCTTAAATCAATCTCTTGTTGTTTTAATCTGACCAACGGATCTTGTTTACCTGCTTGTGCTTGCATTTCGCCTCTAACTAATTGTTCAGTAATTTCTGCTACTGCAGTTGCAACAGCTTTGTCAAATTGAATTTGAAATTGTTGTGGATCTACTTGTGCCAACTGAGCCATATTTTGGTCACCCATCAATTGTTCTTGTACTTCATTTCTTGCTTTGAAAGAAATGTGATCAGAAATGTGTGATTGTAACAAAGCATAAACTTGTGGATTAATTTGAACCATTCTTGATTGCATAAATGCCATGTGGGCAGCGATATGCGCATCATGATCTTGAAATTGAAAAGCAGTAAGTAATTGCATTTGCAACGCTCTTGCGTTTTCTTTTGCAGGATCCATTGGTTCTGGTTGTTTTGGTGCAGGTTTAAGTAAAGTTTCAATTTGTTTTGTACCTAAAGCCTCATAAACACGTCTATATGCTTCATGTATGTTGTGAATTTGTGGATTTGAGCTCGCTACTTGCAATTGTGTCTGTGCAAGCATCACTCTTTGGGCCATACTCATGATATTTGGGTCTGCAACAGGTAAAATATCGACACGATTATCAAAATCCATCGCTTTTATAAATCTTGGACCACCATAAACGTCATAAGGGTACTCTGGTGGAAGAGATTCAGCCATAATTCTTGCTAAAATTTTGAATTCCATCTTCATTGCGTAGTAACAACGCTTGTGAACACCACTCATTACACGAGAACCACGTTCCATCATGGCCACAGTTGTACCTACCGCTCTGTTTTGTGCATCATTCCCGATGTTGTTGTCGGTAATCGCTGCAAATTTTTGTCCTGCTTGTACTAAAAAACCTAAAAGATTAAATAAAGTTGTACTTGGTTCTGTAAAAGGTAAATTAAAAAACTGTTCTCTAATGTTTCCGCCTGGTGCATCAACATCTCTAAACTCTCCAGGTTGAATTGGTTGATCATCATCTCTAACTCGTATACCTCTAGACTTAAATCCTGCAGGTAAATTTTTTAAAGTACCCGCATCGATCAATTGTCTAAGTGATTGTGTAGCTGCTTGAGACAAACCACCGATCATATGCGTAAGGCCAAAACCATAAAAACCTAAACCAGGTAAAAATTTGTAATGAACAAAGTATTCTATTCTTTTGTAAGTAGGATCGTCTGGTCTATAGTTTCTATATATTGATAATATTTCACCACTGCCCTCGTCAATGGTGACCACATAAGGAATTTTTATACTTTGTGCACGTGAATCAAATTTTTCATAATCATCTAAATGTAAATCAACGTGCATTTCTAAAATTGTGTGAAGGTCATCACTTCCTGCTTTTTTAACACCTTCTAATTCATTAATTTTTTTCTGAACCTCATCCGTGTCATCTGTTGAACCCTTTAATTCTATGTCTCTATAAAAACCACCAGCCATTTGTTTTATTACTTCGTTTTCCGTTAGCCGTTGTACGTGAGTAATTCTATCTGTATCTTTAAGATCTGATGCATAGTATGGAACAACTAAATCTTCTGCTGGAATAAATTTAGAAACAGGACGTTGCATTAATTCATCGTAATATATTTTTTTAAAAGTGCTACCGGACAATGGTAAATAGAATAACATCTGATCCATGTCTGTTGTGTACTCTTCCATTCTTTCCATCAACATGTAGTTCATATAATCTTTTACACGATCTGATTGTTGTTCTACTTGTGGAGTTTGTAATCCTACAATTTGCGTTCTTACCGGACCATCGGATGGTACTAATTCTTTATAAGCTTGTGCCTGGAATTGCGTTACACTTTCCGCGAGCAACGGATGAGTGACATTTGATGCGCCTTTAAACGGTTTCGATACTTCTCTGTATTTAACACCTAAAAGGTCTAAACCTTTTATATAAGCGTCTTCCCATTCTTTTCTTGATTCTTTATCTTTTTTATAATCAGAAATTAACTCAGAGGCCATACGAGATAAAGTTCTCTCGTCCATTGTTTCTGCAAGATTAGCATTAAAATCATCTTGAGGTCTTATCTCTTCTTCTGGTTCTTCTCCTTCAACAGAAAGTTCTACTTCTTCTAAAGTGTCCTCTTGTGGAGTATCAAGTTCTAAATCTTCTGTAATGCTTGTCTCGTTTTTTTCAACAGCCATATATTATCCTTTTAGCCTTATCATGGCTGAATAGCAACTATGTTATTTTAGTAGCTTTTTTTCTGCCAAGTTTGCAACCTCTTGCCATGATCATTGTACCTTTTTTATAGCCCATAGGTTTGTTCATCATGCTACCCCCTTTTGATCTTCCTAAAATTTTCTTTTTTTTATCTGCTAGTAAAGCCGCTGCTCCTAAACCTAATGGCATTTTTTTTCCTTTTTTGTTCATCATTTTTTTAGCACCAAGACCTAGAGCTATTGCACCAAGTGCAGCCTTCATAGGTTTACCGGACATAGATTTTTCTATGGCCATTCCTCTTTTCTTTTCGTAACCGGAAAGTTTTCCGTCTTTATTTAAATCTGCTTTGCCTGGGTTTTTGAGCATCGCTCCTCCTGTGTTCATTTTTGGTAACATTGATGTTGCAAAATCTAATTCTTTATCAGAAATAGTTCCTCTCATGTCTCTTAATTTGTCTAAAGTTTTTTTCTTACCCATTCTCGATACCATTTCGGATAATCTTTTATTTGACATTTTACCTTTTTGTGGACCTGTAGAATATTGTTTTTCTTTTGCCCTATATTTTTCTAAAGCTTTTTTATAAGCATCATTTTGACCACTTTTCTTTACGTAATCTTTTAAACCAGGAGTGTCACCACCTCTTTTCTTTTTTATTACTGATCTTCCAACTAAAAGACCTTGAACTCCTGGGAATCCTGCGATACCCATAATTTTTCTAGGTTTAATATTTTTGGGTCCTTTTTTTGATGTAGCTTCTTTTAAAAATTTTAAATATTTTTTATAATCTTTAGCTTCTTCCATATTTAATCCTAATAATATTTATACTCTCGTTCTAATTTTATTGGCGGGTCGTCCCAATCGTCCGAGTACGTTGAAACAAATCCACCTTGTCGATATCTTAACACAGCTTGTGTCATGGAATCAACATAGTCGTCATATTGTCCGTTAGGAAAAGCAGCACATTCTTCTATTACATCTTGTGCAAACTTTTCATCTAAAGGGGCCCAAACCATACCAGACTCAAACACTGGAGCACAGCTATTTATTCTCGTATGCTTATCTCTTCCCTTTGCGGGTACAAAATCAATTACAGGAATACCTGCACGTCTTAGCTCATGTATTAGTGGTTGACCTGAGGCTTTTGCCTCAATGATTACTGTTTCGGGTTCCCAGTAATTATACTGTTCTAATGCAACATTTTTTAAGTCTGGAAAGTCATATCTCCCCTTTATTGCATCTAATAATATTATATGGTCTTCGTAACCTTCTACGGGTTGGAAGATTCCCCATGTTGTAATTGCAGAGTAATCTGCAGATTCTTTTGCACTAAATGCGGTATCGTAACTTTGTATGACATGTAACAATTTAGGGAGGTAATCCTTATCGTAGTCGTTCCACCACTCACGGTTAACAATCGCACCTTCTTCAGACGTTGGGTCCTGCATATACTGAGCGTTCCAGTTTTTAGTGGACACTGATGCTTTGACCGCTTCTAAATCTTCAAGCTTCCAATACTCAGGCCAAACAGGTTTACCTGATGGCATGATCGCAGGAAACTCAATTACTTTCCATTTATCTGCTTTCGGTTCTGATTGAGACTTTAATAATCTACCAGTCAAATCGTCTGTTGCCCACCGGGTCATGACTACACAAATTCTTCCGCCTGGTTGTAAACGCTGTCGTGGACCTGAGCTGTACCATTCGTATGCTCTGTCCATTGCAGTATCCGACATAGAATCTTGTTCAGTATGTGGATCATCGATAATAAGCAAATCGGCCCCTCGACCAGTTATTGATCCGCCCACGCCCGCTGCGAAGTATTCTCCACCATGATTGGTTTCCCACCGCCCTTTTGCTTTACTATCTTCTCTGAGTTTAACATCTCCGAATATCATTTTGTACTCTTCGGTGTCCATTAAGTTTCGAACTTTGCTACCGAACCTTGTTGCAAGTTCAGCGTTGTGTGAAACCTGCATCAGTTTCATCTTAGGGTTACGACCAATCATCCAAGCAGGGAATAGGTAAGAGGCAAATTCTGATTTGGTATGTCTAGGAGGCATATTGATGATGAGCCTTTTTTCTTCATTGTTGGCAATCTTTTCGAATTGACTTGCTATAATTTGATGGTGGCCATAATTACTTTTTACTTTTGTCTTTCGATAAATAAAATCGGGCCATACAGCTTGTGCAAATGCTAAGAAGTCATCTTGGCAAAGTTTAATATACTCAAGTTGTTTTTTTAATACTAGGTCTTTTAGTTCTTCATCAGTTAAGCGATCTAAATTCATAATTTTTTATATACCCTGGGGGTCTATGGTACCATATAATCAAAAGGGTCCCCTTTACAATAACTCAATAAATAAACACTTTCAAGAAATCCATTTCATTTGGGTCCCCTATACATCTATTCGACTTAGCACAAGCTAGCTCATATAAAAATTATTATCTCGCGCGAGGTGATTTTTTTTTAATTGTTACTGTTTCGTTTTGCGTGGGCCAATGAGCCTTGTAACTGGACCAGTAATCGCGGTCACTGTTTCGTTTTGCGTGGTCAACTAATCGGTCAACACCATGCGGGTAAAATGGTCAACGAACAACGGCCAACGGACAGGAATTTTAATAATAAAATCAGGGTTAAGTGTGCGCGGATCTGTAAAAAAAGATCGAACTCTGTAAATTTTAAGGGCCTTTTGCTTTTGGGCCTTAACTAAGATCAACACTGTTGCGCCATGCTTTACAGCTCTATTAACCCAAACGATTTGATATTTATTAAGTGGGGGAAAATTGACTTCACTTGATTTTAATTCACACCAAAAAGATTTGCTTTTATATATTCCAAAAACATCTGGAACACCTGAGACGGTGAGAGTTTCAACACGTGTTAAAAAATATCCTTGCTCGGATAATGCGGTTTTAATTTGTTTCCA